TAACGGTCGCAAGTACCGCGTGACTGTGGAGGAGGTCAAGTGACGCCAGAGCAAATTAAAAAGTTGCGTGGCTCTCTTGGTTTAAACCAATTTGAGTTCTCAGAAGCCATAGGGGTTGGTCGAGGAACCGTTACTTCTTGGGAAAGGGGACACAAACATCCTCAGCCAAAAAACATAGAAAAAATGCTGGCGTTGAGTGCCACACCAAAAAAGTGGGTTGAATTGACTACTGAAGAAATTGAACAAATTGGCGAAATATTTCAAGAAAAGAATAGAAGCATTCAGGCTTGGGGTTTGTTTGCTTTAGCCATAGAACACAAAATAAGGAGTAAAAATATATGAAAGAAGAGTCATTGCTTGAGAAGGTGGTGATTGGTATAATGTTCATTGCTTTCCTCGTGTTCTGGATGTGGGTTCCTGACTTCACACTGGACGAAGAGGATTGTATGAAACAAGAGTCCAGCGCATACGTCAAGAGACTGTGTAGCGAATCTAAAGCGAAGTAGAACCGAGTCGGTTTCCACGCAAGTGGAACCATCACGCATGGGAAGAATGAGGTCGGCGCGAGATTCGCCGTTCAAGCCTGAAGGCTGTAGGTTCGACACCTACCTTCCCAGCCGTGTTGGTGTGGCGCAAGCCTGAGACCGTCAACCTGCGTTAAAGTTCAAGGCAGGGCACCGACAGCCTTTAAGTATCCAATGCCCGCGAATAAGTATCCAATGGCGAAATGAAAGCGAATCGAATACACTTACGTCATTCATTCACATAGGGATTACGGGTTATGCCAGAAACCAAACCAAAGATGCGCAAGACCACACGGGCTGAGAAGATAGTTAAGCCTGCTGTGTACGAGACGCCCGTCAAGGGGGCTAAGAAGCCCGCCAAGACACTGAAGGCTACTACTCAAGCCCAAGGTAGCCCCGCGCCCAAAAAGAACCCTGTAGGCGCTCCCACCACATACAACACTCACATGGCTTCTATCATCTGCATACGCATAGCAGAGGGAGAGAGTCTAAGAGAGATTGTCAAGACAGCAGGGATGCCAGACAGGACTGTGATTTACGATTGGTTGCTCCGCCACCCTGAATTCGCCAACCAGTACGCACGCGCACGGGAGGAGCAGGCTGACACGCTGGCTGATGAAATCATCGCCATTGCTGACGAGCAACCTGAAATCATCGCGGTGACCGACAAGAAGACTGGCGCATTGATTGAACACAAGCTGGACGGCGCTTTCCTCCAGTGGCAGAAGAACCGCATTGAGGCCCGCAAGTGGACGGCGATGAAACTCAAGCCCAAGAAGTACGGCGACCGTGTGGCGCTGGAAGGGGTGGAGGGTGGAGCCGCCATCAAGACCGAGGACACCAACGCCAACAAGTTCCTTGAAGTCATCCGCAACATGGAGATGACTAAGCGTGCTGGCTGAGTTGATGTCAGACCCAGCGGTGCAGGCGGAGTTCAACGCCCGCCCTGAGCATGACCGCATTGCCTATATCGCCCACGCCAAGTGGGTGGCAGGCGCTCACCGCTACCAGATACCACCACCCCTTGAGGTGGACTACACCGTCTGGATGATGCTGGCAGGGCGAGGCGCAGGCAAGACCCGCTCCGCCGCTGAGGCGCTCTGGTGGTGGGCATGGACAAACCCGAACAGCCGTTGCCTTGTACTCGCGCCCACGTCCAATGACATCAAGCACACTTGCTTTGAGGGCCAGTCTGGCCTCTTGGCCTGCATACCTGACGAACTGGTGGTGGACTACAACAAGCAAGACCACCAAATCAAGCTGTCCAACGGGTCAATCATCCGTGGCATCAGCGCTGACTCATACGAGCGTCTGCGTGGCCCTCAGTTCCACTTCGCATGGTGTGACGAGTTAGCCGCCTTCCAATACCTTGGGGCTGGCGAAGCGTGGGACATGATGATGATGGGCCTGCGTCTGGGTGACAAGCCCCGCGTCATTGTGACAACGACACCGCGCCCAAAGGACTTGATACTCGACCTCGTGGGGCGCGAGGGTGACGACGTGGTGATTGACCGCGCCAGCACCTATGAGAACGAGGCCAACCTTGCCTCGACCTTCCGTAAGCAACTGGAGCAATACAAAGGCTCCAAGCTGTACGAGCAGGAGGTGATGGGCCAACTCGTTGACCTCGAAGATGGCAAGGTGGTCAGCCGCTCCATGTTCCAGATGTACCCTGCTGACCGACCCTTCCCCAAGTTCGAGTACATCCTCATGTCGCTGGACTGTGCCTACACGGATAAGGAATACAACGACCCGACAGCGTCCACAACGTGGGGCGTGTTCAAGCCCCTTGATGGCCCGATGTCCGTCCTGCTCATCGACTGCTGGGCTGAACACCTGACCTTCCCTAAGCTGATGGCAAGGATGCGAAGCGGCCTGACCTGATACTGGTTGAGGCCAAGGCGTCAGGGCTGTCGCTGGTGCAGGAACTGCAAGCGATGCACTTGCCCGTGCGTGCGTGGAACCCCGGTAATGCGGACAAGATGACCCGCCTCCAGATTACCGCCAGCATCTTCTCAACTGGCAGGGTCTGGCTCCCTGAGTCGGACAAGCACAAGGGCTACGTCAAGGACTGGTGCGAAGGCTTCCTATCCCAGATATGCGCCTTCCCTGATGCCCAGCACGACGACTATGTGGACTCAGCCACACAGGCAATGCGCCTGCTCAAGGACATGGGCTTCCTCGACATAAACCCTGAGCCTCGGTATGATGACGATGATGACTACGCTTATGCCCGCAAAGAGCGGGTCAACCCCTATGCGGTGTAAAAGATGGCAGACGCTAAAAAACTACTAGGTGGACTTGGCAAGGTGCGAGAGCGCCTAATGTCAGGTGATGAACTAACTGCCGCCCAGCGTGCTGATGCTGGTCGCAAGGCGGCTGAACTCATCAAGGCTCAAGAGCAGGTCAAAGCCTCTGAGGCTCTTGGTCAACTCATGGAAAAGGGCATGAAGCGCACGACCACCACGCAGGCTGACCGAACCCGTGTGGGTGGTGGCAACATTGGTGGCGCATCCTTCCCCGCAATCAGTCAGGCTGACCCTGCCTACGCTGGCAAGGTGTGGGGCGTGATGGACGAGGGAACTGCGGCAAGGCTCAAGAACCTGACCGACCCTGACACTGCGTGGACGACGATGCTCGGTTCCGCAAACCAACTCAAGACCAACCCTATAGTGTTTGACAAGCTGAAGCGACAGTTCATTGCGTCAATGAAGCAAGGCAACCTGTCGCCAGAGTTGGAAGCCAAGATTAACCACAACCTTGCCCTGAACTTTGGCGAAGGTGCAAGCATCCGCGACCCCAAGATATGGAGTCAGGCGGACACGTTCGAGAAGCGGGCCGCACTGGCTGACCTGATGATGGGCCAAGGTATCGCGCCCAAGAAGGGTGGCTTGGCGTTAGGTGGGGAGAAGAGTGGCAAGGGCGTCATCTTCAAGCCAACGGATACGCTCAAGAGGGAGACGGAGCCATCGCTGTTGCACACGGAGCATGGGGGTGACATCCCGACGTTTGCGGCTGGCCCAAGGTTGTTCAAACTGGAGAAGGAGTCGGAGTTTCGACCTGACCTGCACCCCGGCTTCCCTACCCTGCTCCGAGGCGAGGACTTGGGCGTCAACATGAAGCCCACGCCCACGGAGGTGTACCTGCCTGACTGGCACAAGAAGTTCAAGAAGGACAACCCAGAGCGCTACCCTCCGTTCAAGACGGAGAAGCAGGGCGGCCCGGGGTACTACGACCTTGCACTCGGCGTGAAGGGCGAAGGCTTACCTAGTCAAGAACTCAACGACGAATACATCCGCCACCTACTGCGTGAGGGATTCAAGAAGGGCGGAGCCGTCAACATTGAAGAGGCTGACCAGCGCTTGAAAGAAGCGATTCAAAAGCGAATGGCTAAAGGTGGCAGGGTCAACATTGAAGAGGCTGATGCCAAACTGAAAGCCTCCATCCAAGCCCGCATGGGAATGGCCCAAGGTGGAGAGGTTGGCTTCAAGAAGATTCAATTTATGGCTGACGGTGGCGGAGCCTTCAAGAAGCTAGAGTTTATGGACAAGGGTGGTAAGGTAGGCAAGCTGGCCCAAGGCGTTGCAAGTGTGGGTAAGCGGCTATTGGCTGACAACAGCCTGCCAGCGTTAGAGCGAGAGGCCAACCTCCAGAAGTTCCTTGCTGAGAGCAAGACGCCCATGCGCCTATACCACGGCACAATGGCGACAGAAGGCGGTAAGCGTAACGAGGCTATTCGTCGACTCAAGCCTAGCAAAGAGGGCGCACTTGGCTCTGGTGTCTACATGACGCCCAAGCCAGCATACGCCAGCAACTACGCGCTAGACCACATGACTCCAGAGGTGTATGCATCAAGCATGGGTGATGCTTTTGAGGCTGGCAACGTCCTGCCTTTACACGCCCAAATACGCAACCCACTTATCCTT